CATCTGCGGGTAGGAGCTCTTTATAAGCTTGTGCTTGAAACTGAACGCATGCTTCATTAAGCATAGGATGAGTAACACCGCTCGCACCTTTAAATGGTCTGTTCAATGGATTGTATTGTATGCCGAGTAAATCTAAACCTTTGGTGATGGTGTCTTCCCATTCTTTCCTTGACCCTAAATCATTTTTGTAGTCGTCTATTAAATCGTTAGCTAAGTTTTTTAATTCTCTTTCATCTAAACGATCTGCAATGTTTTCTGCGAAGTTGAATTCTGGTTCAGGTTCCTGATCCGTGGTCTCTGCTCCTTCTTCCACGATATCTATTTCTTCCATCACGGCCGAGGGATCAACGTCAGGTGAATCCTGTTGCTGTACTAATTCTTCTACGGACAACTCTTGATTGTCTTTTTCAATTGCCATTATAATTCCCTATCAAAAGTACTACAATTTGCAAGCTTAACAAATTTTAGTTTTTTTGTTTCTTCCTAATTTGGTCTTAACAGTAATGTAAGAACCTGACTTGTACTTGTTTACCGAACCACCCATCATGGATCCCATATGCTTAGGCTTTCGTCCTTTTTTTAAATCCTTTTTATCTTCTTCGTAATCAGGGTACATATCAGGAGAGCCTTCGTAACCTTCGCCTGGATCATTAATAACTGGAGCGTTAAGAAAGTGGCCTGGAGTCATAGGGGGCATTTTTCTTTTAAAGTTTTTAAAATCAGATTCATCTATCCCTTCATCTAAAACAGGTTTTTTTCCTACTTTAGAAATTTTTTTCCTTGCTAAATCTCTCAATGCTTTCCTTTCTTCTGGAGAAAGCCTTTCAGGTCTATCTTTTATTCCTCTAGGCATAATTAAAATATTCCTTTGAAGTTAGTTCCTCTGACAGCTATTCCTGTACCTCTAACTTTGTTAGTAGGACCTTCTGAAGATATCATAGAACCTTTTGAAGCTTTCATCATTTTGCCGTACTTAGCTTTCTTGATTGCTCCGCCTTTAGATTTATTTTCAGCTAAATTTTGCAGGCGAGATAATTCCTTTTCAGATACTGCACCTTTTAATTTACTTAAATCTTTAGGATATATGCCATCTTGAAGATCTTTTCTTGCCCTATCAGACAGTATTCCTCTACGGCTTAACTTTTGTTTAGCCTCTGCTCTTCTCAGTTGACGATTCAAATCTTCTTTAAAACCATTTTCTTTTGGTGATTTTTTTGTAGTTACTCCAAATTTTTGTAACTCTTCAAATGTCTTGACGCTTTTACCGTCTTTGGCTTTCATCATTTTAAAATCTTCTCCAGATATTTTACCATCTTTATTCTTATCTAATTTCTTTTGTTTACCTTTTAACATTATATCTCTCCCTATGCGTAATATTTATATTCACGTTCTAATCTAGGCTCATCCTTCTCATCAGAGTACGTACTAATTAAACCGCCTTGTCGGTATCTTAACATAGCTTGTGTGGTGCTGTCGACATAGTCATCGTGTTGACCATGAGGAAACGCTGCACACTCTTCAATCACATCTTGAGCCCAATGTTCTTCTGGAGCCCATACCATTCCGCTCTCAAAAATAGGAGCCACTACATTGGCTCTGGTAAATTTATCTCTTCCTTTAGCTGGAACATAATCTAAAACAGGTATGCCCATTCTTCGTAACTCTTGAATTAAAGGCGTACCAGTAGCTTTTGCTTCAATAACAATACTTTCTGGTTCCCAATATTTATATAAATCGTAAGCAACTACTTTAAGATCAGGGAAATCCCATCTTCCTTTTTGAGCATCTAATAAAATAAGATTAGGTTCATAACCTTCTACAGGATGAAACACTCCCCATACCGTAATAGCAGAATAATCGGCAGATTCTTTTTTAGAATAAGCAGTATCCATACTCATAATAACATGATCTAGTTTAGGAATATCTTCTCTATCCCAAACCTTCCACCATTCACGTTTTAATATAGCTCCTTCCTCTGCAACAGGATTTTGCATATACTGTGCATTCCAATTGTGAACTGAAATAGAAGCTTTCACTTTTTCTAATTCTTCTAGGCTCCAATATTCTGGCCATACGGATCTACCTGATTCTAATATGGCAGGGAAATTAATAACTTTCCATTGATCGGACTTAGGTTCTTTTTGAGCCTTGATGAGCCTTCCTGTTAAATCATCCTGTGCCCAACGGGTCATAACTACCACAATCGTTCCACCAGGTTGTAAACGCTGACGAGGACCTGAGCTGTACCAATCGTAAGCTCGCTCCATTGCTGTATCAGACATAGAGTCTTGCTCGGTATGGGGATCATCAATAATTAATAAATCTGCACCACGTCCTGTAATGGAACCTCCTACACCAGCAGCAAAATATTCTCCACCATGATTAGTTTCCCAACGTCCTTTTGCTTTACTGTCTTCTCTAAGTTTAACGTCTCCAAAAATTTGTTTATATTCTGGGGTATCCATTAAGTTTCGAACCTTAGAACCAAATCTACTAGCAAGTTCAGCATTGTGGGATACTTGCATAATTTTCATCTTAGGGAACCTTCCTATCATCCAAGCGGGGAACAGGTAAGAAGCAAATTCAGATTTAGTATGTCTAGGAGGCATATTCACAATGAGCCTTTTTAAATCTTTACTAGCAATCTTAGTGAACTCATTGGCAATAATTTGATGGTGTCCCCATTCATCTTTTTTATTGGTATTACGATAAATAAAATCTGGCCAGACTTCTTGAACAAAAATAAGAAAGTCATCCTGACATAATTTTATATATTCTAATTGCTTTTTTAAAACTATATCTTGTAATTCTTCATCGGTTAATGTAACTAAATTTTTTAAAACCATAATCGCAATTCTATCGAACCTTCCTTTTTTTACTTGTTTATTGGAACCTTCCTTTTATATCATTTGAAACCTGTGTGCGTCTATGTAACTTACACCTTTAGTCCTAGATCTAGGGTACCTAAAAATTACAACCTGTGATTGAATCGATTAAACTAGAATCGAAATCGCAATCCTGTCTGAGCCTTGGGGTTTCGTGGTACAGTGCCCAGAGACCACGAGGCAACGTCCAGGGAAGAACAAACCGTGAAACATTCCGATAACTTTATATTATCGGAAGGTTGTAATATTATTTATGTATCAGTTCTAGCCATGCATCTTGCACCTGATCCCACGCACCATGCATAGGGAATTCCCTGTCAGCAATCAAAAGCTTTGGATCTTCAACCACAGATTGTATTCTGTAGAGTTTCAGAGCCCTCTGCAAGAGGGCTCTATTGCAGATAATCATAACGCCTCCTCGCATTACATAGGTATTGATCCAGGATACTTGCCACTTAGAAAGCTTCGGATAACTGACGTAATCAGATTTTAACTCACACCAGAAGCTAACGCCTTTATGTATTCCAAATAGATCAGGGATGCCGTTGATCGTTCTACTTTCTATTCTTGTGAAATGTATATTTGTCAGGTGTTTTTTGAGAGAGTGCCACAACTTCGTCTCGCTTTTTTGCTCTGCCATTTTTATTATTTATTCCTTTTTTTATGATAGTCATAAGCTTAGGATTGTCCCGTAAGATTTGACACAGTTGATTAGCTAAAACATTTATCACATGTTCTTCTTTGTTGTCATCCTCAAGTGGAGCTCCATCGTCTTTTAACCCACCATACCAAGCCGAGGCGTGCAGTAATTCATGCATCAATGTGTTAATTAAATCTTTGTCTTCTATGTCGTTGGCTACAGTGATTTTATTACTCCTGCAATCATACTCTCCATAACAATCTTCCTGGAAGGTCTTACAGGTACTGATATCTATATCTACATCAGCGTAACAAACTTTAATTGTCTTTGGTAGTAATTTTAACAGTTCCGACATTAGTTCCTATCTTTCCACTGGTTAATAATTCCCAAAACTCATGTTCACTAATCTTCGATCGTTTTTGCTTCGATCGTTTTTGCGTTGTGCCCATCGATTTTTTTCGAGAGTTCTTGTAATTTCTTTTCAAGTTCAACACGACTCATGCCCTCCAATCCACTTACGGTTAGTTCACGTTTATCAACATACATTCCAGCTAATTGCCCTGAACGATACTCGGCGTTAATTGCTGAAGCCCATTGTTTATCCCCCGCAGCGGAATTGGCATAATATTCTAATTTCTTATAACGTCTTAATTTATCTTTCTCATAAAAAGCAACGGCCTCTGCTTTTCTTTTATCTAAGTAAGCGACTACATGAGGATTTATTCTTCTGTTAGTAAGCCTGCCTCCAATAGCACTAGCAGAAGCATCCGTCATTTCTTTTCCTTCTTCACCGTAAACTTCTTTGACGATGTCTTTTTTATGTTTCTGTCCCCAATGTTCAATAAGCTTATCAACAAATAGTTGTTGCTTCATGGTTAGGTCATCAATAGTTAAATCTTTTTTTGCTTTTTGTCCCATTGTCTATTGGCAAGATAAACACTCATCCGAATTTTTATCTAATTCTTCCAGTGTTTGTTTTTTGTTTGGTTTACATTTATCACAAAAGAATTGATTGTCTGTTACAAAAAAATCTTCTGCACACTTACTACATTTACTAGTTTGTGGTTGCCCCATTATTTAACACCTTTAAATTTTGTACCTTGGATAGCAATACCACCGCCTCTACTAAATTTTTTAGAATAATAGAGCTCAACTCTATCTTTTCCCAATCTAGCTCCTTTGGCAGTTCCTTTTTCTTCATTGAATTTTTCAAAGCTTATATTAGGACCAAATTCATATTTATCATTTTCTATATCTCTCAAAGATATAACCTTCTTTGGTTCAGAGGTATCTATTTTTTTCTGTCTATACAAAGACAATCTTGTTTTTGTAGTAGAGTCAGAAGCAGGATTGATTTTATTTTTCTTTTTCTTTTTTTCGCTCATATCAATTAGTTTAAATTCTATTATAGAGATTATACAGGAAATTCAATACACTTACATAGTCCGTGTAAAATTCGAACGGCAAGAACGTAGTTAGTCATTATCCCCTTTAGAGGTACACTTTTTTGTACCTAGGTACACCAGAGGTACACTACTAAAATAGGCTATAAGTGTTGGTATATATAGATAATAGAGCGAGAGGTACAGAGGTACACTAGTTGGACGTATTTTTTTTATGTGTGTTCGGATTCGTACAGAACCTCTATAGGGGAATTTGAATTATTGATCTCTACAGATGTATCCAAAGACTGGTTGTCC